TTATGGGCAATATCTGGACAACTCAGCCACAGGATTAAAGCGCACAGCATCCTGCAGATAATCCGGTGCAAAATGGGCATAAGTCATCGTCTGCTGAATAGTGCTATGCCCAAGTATTCTCTGCAAAGTGATGATATTCCCACCATTAATCATGAAGTGAGTGGCAAAGGTATGCCGTAAAACATGTATCGACTGCCCTTCAGGAAGATCGGGCCTCACCTTTCTGATAGCAGCTCTGACAGCGGCATAACTTGGATAAATTAAACGACCAGTGGCCTTTGTTTTAATCATGCACTCCAGTTCTGACGATATAGGTATAACGCGACGCTTCCCATTTTTGGTTTCCATAAAAATGACTTTGCCGCTAATAACATGCTCCCCCTTGATATTTGCAACCTCACTCCATCTTCCACCTGTTGCCAGACACAACAAGACAGCTTTTAATTCATCACCAGATAACAACTCCAGTAATCGTGGAATATCCTCATGATACAAATAAGCCATTTCAGGCTGTTTGATATTAAGTTTTTTCACATCATGAAACGGATTAGCCCCAGAATATTCCTCTGCGTCAATTAGTTTTGTGAAGAAACCACTCATCATTGCGCAATAACGATTAACCGTGGATTGTTTTATTCCGCGGTTAAGCAACAATAACCGATAATTAATTATGTTCTTACGAGTAAGTTGGTCGCTGCGTGTAACATTAATACTTTCAAGATCACTAATGACCGCAGAAATACGCACTCGCTCCATCGCACCGTAAGGATGATTTTTCCCGTGGTATAGCCACCAACAATCCAGCAACTCCCTCAGCGAGCGCCGTTCTGTTGGCTTATCAACCCAGTCTTTGTCGTGGTAATGCTGCAATACATGACGCTCATACAAAACAGCCTCACCACGAGTATCAAATCGCCGCCTGAATCTTTTTCCTTCTGATCCAGCTGGCCGCACGTCCACACAGAATTTGCCATTAGCGAGCTTCTTAATCGACATAAGGAAGCCCTCCAATGAAAACATCATCTTGATCACAGCTCTGGGAAATAAATGCCTGGTGAACCGTTAACCAGTCTTCTTGCCGGAGCGGGATGATTCCGCTTCGCCTTGCCCAATGTGTGCGAGAGCCGGTACAACCTGCCCGGCCTTGGGTTCAACTTCATCAAACAAAAACCAGTCGCGGTACTTACGGAACATGGGGGCTTTCAGAAGCTTTTTTGTTGACTCAAGGTTGGGTTCATTTCGTCCTTGCTCATATTGCCTTAATGCAGCAAGAGTAAGCCCAGTAATCTCTGCCATTTTTTCTTGTGTAAGCATTTCTGACTTCCGCATGATGCGAATTTTCATAGCTACGGTAGTTGACATAGTAAGTTAACTCACTTAGTTTATACATCAATTAACACACAACGAATTGCGCTAACTAGTTCTAAATGGTGCTAGTTAGAAGAAAGCACCAATAGCGGAGGATATCAGATGCAAGAAAGCACTCAAAACGCGCCTGAGTCACTTTGCGGAACACGATGCGATCGCCTGTCAGAAATGCCAGAGGGGGAGTATCAAAAAACAGGACGCAAAGCACGTGAACGTGAAGAAATTCGACTTTCAGAAAATCCCTCGCATCTCCTGTCAAAAGAAGGATTTGCGATGTATATCGGAAAGACCGTTGACGCCATCGTAAGCATGGCCAAAGCAGGAAAGCTACCTGCGGTGTATATGGCGGACCCTCTTAAACCAGGCGGAAACGCTGAACTCTACATCAACAGAAAAGCGTGGGATGAAGCATGCGATCGCCTCATCGAAAACGCACCTCAGGAATGGCACGACTGGGAAAACCGTCTGTTTTTGTTTAAGCCAACAAGTGGCAGACGAAACAGAAACATCAGCGGTAAAGCAGCATAACTCAAACCATAACTCATTTTAGGCGGAGTATTTTGATATGAAGGAACGGCGCAATTCTTCACAGCAGCGCTTCCGCAACGGTGCGGAACGCCATGCTAACCGTTTCGCTACCAGCGCATCACGTAGCAGCTCTCGCTACAGCCTGAGCGAAACACACGCAACGCCGGATGGCTACCCAGTAAAACAAATCGGCGAGCATACCTGGCTGATTGAGAAAGCCGGGATCGTGGTCCACAAATGCCCACGCAATCCGTTTACCGGAAACCGCATTTTTTCATTGAGCTGCGGCGACAATCAGTTCGGACAGGATTTCACATTATACGAAGCACTTCGCACGGTTGATCGTCTGCTTCGCGGGCAAAGTTTTATTAAACAGGCTGATTTATAACAGGTGCGTTATGACCAAAGAGCATGCACAAGGTGTATTTATCCGTTTTATTGATTTTCGCGGTGAACTGTTATTACGCGCATCCGCTATTGATGGAGTGGCTCCGGCGGGTAAAAACGGAGCCAACGAAGCCACTTACGTTTATCTGAACGGCACGCGACTGCTTGTGGAACTTCCGTACCAGACCGTACGAGAAATCATTAGTGAAGCTGAAAAGGCACGCCCGGCTAATGGCGATGAACCCTATATCGAAATTATTTGTATGGATTCAGAAACTGAAATTCAGAAAGCAGATTAAAGGGCGTTGCGATGGGCAAAGAATATAAAACTCTCATTAACAAAGCACTTGAGCGTTTTTATTTTCGCTTAAGTGCATCAGGCGCTCATGCTGAACGTGCAGCCCGTGACTCATTGACCAGGGCAATCCGGAGTCTGTATGACGTGGCTTTTTACGCTGATGATCTGGATGCACTTAACGAACTTTCCGAGTTGATCTGTGCCGCAGAATGCGGGGAACATATTGAACCGTATAAGCTGGGAAATATCGCATGAGTATATTTATCTCATGGCTTGTTCTGATTATTTCGGTGGTCTGCGCCATTGGGATTATGCGAATTATTCATTCAGTAAAAAAGATTGAACGCTTTTTCACTGGCGAATAACAGAGCAAATAAAACCACAGGTTAAATAAGAAAATGTAAAAACAATCCGCATTCGCGGAGGTATTCGCACACGCCAAGGAGGCGCAATGGCAATTAAGCATTTTCCTGTCGTTCGTTTCACTTCCAGAGGACGTGAATACGAGGTCGACGAACGCCTGATTACCACAATCGACAAACACCGTTCAGAACAGGATGCACATCACATCTATCTCACTGACGGCACTTACTTCTGCGCCACCAACGTGGTGCGGGTGAACCTTATCCGACAGGTACAGGAGTCACGCAGATGACCATTCTGGACTATATCGCCGCCAATCCGGGGTGTAGCGGTGGAGAAATCGCCGCAGCACTGAATACCCCAACCACAGCCATTAATGCGGAGTTACGCCGACTCTGGCGCAGCGGTTCAGTCATAAGAAAAGAGCGCAAAACAGGCGGTCGCTTTTCTTACCAGATAAACCCGATGCCGTTCGGGGGCGGCAATCCACTTACCAACATGTTTAACCAGCTACTGAAGGAAGCCAGAGCATGAGCGCCATCAACCACCAGGAATTACGCGAACTGGCGACTGACCTGCAACGAATGGCAACGCATCAAAAATTACTGGCGTTTCGCGCAATGCTCTCGCCGTCTGCCGTGCTGGCGCTACTGGATGAACTGGAGCACGCCAGAACCACAGCTCCTGCCATTCGCCTGACACTCCATCATGAAATCAAGGATTTCTGCGCGACGTTGGAGGCGCCAGGAGAACCGGAAACGCCGGAAGCAATACAGCAAGAGCTGCTGCAACGCATTGACAAGGTTTTCGATTTTTTCCTTAACCAGTAAGGGCCGCAACATGAACAACAAGACATGGTTTCGCGCATACATGTGGGCGCTGGTATGCGTCCTCATTTCTCTCATCCTGTATGCAGGACTACTCCCCCGAATGATTTCATCTGACAGTTCCTTCCTGGTATTGCTGGGCATTTTCATTGCCCTGCTGTACCCGGCAGGCGTTGTTCGCTTTTTCAGTAAATACATTGAGGAAATCAAACAATGAAGAAACTCAAACTCTTTCAGATTATCCCGCTTTTTGCCGCCATCCTGCTGGTTGGTTGCGATCGCGTTGAGCCAGGTAATGTGGGCATCAAGGTAAATAAACTGGGCGACGACAAAGGCGTCGGCGAAGTGGTTGGCGTTGGCCGCTACTGGACTGGCTGGAATACCGAGGTTTACATCTTCCCGACCTTCAAACAAATGAAGACCTACGATGAGCCGTTCAGCTTCCAGATGAGTGACGGCACAACCATCGGCTATCACATCGGTGTGGCCTACAAGGTTGATCCATCCAAAGTTACTACAGTGTTTCAGACCTACCGCAAAGGCGTGGATGACATTACCGACACTGACCTGCGCCAGAAGATCGCCGATGCACTCAACCGACTGGCCAGCAAAATGACCACCGACAAATTTATCGACGGCGGGAAATCTGAACTACTGGATGCAGCTCTTAAAGACATTCAGGAGGAAATGACACCCATCGGTATTCAGGTAATGAGCCTCTCATATGTGGGTAAGCCGGAGTACCCGTCAACCGTTATCGACAGCATTAATGCCAAAGTCACGGCAAACCAGAAAACCCTGCAACGCGAACAGGAAGTCAAGCAACGCGAAGCAGAAGCCAACATGTTGCGCGCAGAAGCTGCCGGACAGGCTGATGCCATTCGCACAAAAGCCCAGGCTGAAGCCGACGCCATTCGTTTACGCGGTGAAGCTCTGCGCCAGAATCCCGGCGTTATGGAGCTGGAAGCAATCAACAAATGGAACGGCACGCTGCCGCAATACATGACCAGCAACACCGCTGTTCCGTTTGTTCCGGTGAAGTAATTAAACCCGGCCAGTGAAAATCGCTGGCCGGAGCAGTATCAGGATTTTTTTAGTATGCCGTTCTCACAAAAAAACCGCTTGCCATGCCGCAATCAGTCAGGTTACATTTCCGTTGCATCTCATAAAACGGGTGCCGGGTTTCGCAGCCTGCTGATCAACAAAGCGCACAACCGCGCCAGCGGTTTTTTTGTGCGTACCGCATTGCCGCACATTTTTTCGCATCAGAATTATGGTGGGGCGTACGGGGCCGACTTCGGTCGGGCCGGGTTTTCTTTGTTGACCGGTACTGCGAACCTCGTACGTCTCGCCACCCACAGTTTCGCAGCTCTGGATGGTGAGTATTCAAAACTTACCAACAAAGAGGCCACACCATGGCAAACCGCAAACAGCACCGCACTATCGCGGAGCGTCGTCACATCCAGACTGAAATCGATCGCAGACTCACCCGCGCTGCACACATCGCCTTTATCATGCAATCCAACACATTGCACAGACTCAACAACACTATTTCAGCCGACTACTGCGCCGCTGTATTCAGCTATCTGGCGGAAGACCTCCTGTCTCTTCAGGATCTCATCCAGCAGCAAAACAAACTCCATTAATTCCTGTTCCGGGCCTTTCCTGCACCTTGCGGCGGGAGGCCTTCGCACATCTGTAACAAGAGGATTGCCGCAATGATTCTCGCCAACGACTTTCTTGAATACCTGCTCAACACAGAGCGTGATCTTGCCGTTCGCGTGCGTGACCGTTATGACATGTACCTGAAATCCCTGCCTGTACCGCAGCTCGCTGACGGAAAGATTGTTATTGATGGCCGCTACATGATTGACAGCCACGAGGGAAATTACAGGCTTTACCGCATTGAAGGCGGCACCCCGTCCGTTATTGGCATTTACCAGCGCCCATCCTCTGCAATCGTCGATGTGATTGCCGACAGCATCCGCATCACACATCGCCATGCCGACACAGAAGACACCGTGCTGGAAATTCAGCGGCTGGCTACAGTCTGCCGCGACACCCTGAATGGCATGACGAAGTAAATCACTATGACGGCAGAGTACATCAGGGACTGGCAACAACCGCGCCACGCAGTGGGGCGTGAAGGAACGGGGATCCCCGCTCCTGAATCCGCGCTTTCCTCCTGGCTGGATGCCTACCGGGTAGAGAACGAGCGCCGCCAGGAAATGGCTGATGCGGCGTTCTCCGCCACGCCGCTGGGCAACCTGATTAATAAAAGCCTGGACGCACAGGAAAAACAGGACAAAACCATCACACTGGCAGGAGACGCCAGAAAACAG